TTCCTTTCGTTATGAGACTATTGTGGCATATTGCCACTCTAAAGTCGGCGACACGGTATTCCACAGCTCGTTAATTGGCACATCGTTCCAGCGCATGGCTTGAAGTGAATAAGCCAAAGGTGACATAAGAAGAGTGATGTCAAGCTGATTGTAGGAAGCGCGAAAAGTCCAGCCCTCGACAAAGCCTTGAAAGGTTCCGGCGGACATATTTAGCGGAAGGTCATTGAGTGCTATTGGCTGACCCATAAAGACGTTGATGAGAGCATTACGATCGCCATTGTCTAGCTCTGGATTAGTCAATGCGTAAGTGATGGAATCAAAGATTGGCTGCGGATAAGCTCGCAGTGCCAAATAGAAAGCAGCTTGATCTTCGGCATCAGCTTTATGTTTGATGGTTGTTGTAATGATTTGAGCCAAGTCGCCATAAATTGCTATTGATGCTGGATCTGTATCGCTGACTTCGTTTTGTGAGTTTGTGTTGTAGCTGATTGTGATGTCGTTTCTGACATCGCCTGCCCTTGTCTTAATTGTGATGCCTTGCCCTAGCGCGTGATTGGCAGTGAGATCGGTGTAGCCATTAGCTGCAAGATAAGTCGTCCGGTGAGTACTATCAGCATAGGATATGAGCCCCGAAGCCGACTCGTACAAATAACCTAATCCGCTCGTGGCGAGCGCGGCAACTAAGTCATAGATAATAATGCGATCTGATGAACGTTGTGCCAGCTCATAATTGCCTGGTGTATCAATCTCGCCTAGTCCGTTATTTTCTGCGTCTTGCCATTGAACAGTCGGATCATAAGTCGCCCATGTCAAAGCTGCTGGAACCTGTTGCCACTGGGCGAATAACACTTCGCGCAAGATTGTCTCAATCTGGTCGCCGTCAAAGTCCTGACTCAAGACGCCATTTGTGAGAGCCTTCTGAAGCCTTGCAAGGGCTCCTAGAGCCGTGATTGTGACTTCTTGGGTATATGCGCTAGAGCCGACCTGAGACACGCTCACGGAAATATCGACCACTGATCCGCCAAAGATTGGCACATAGACCGCCGATGTGTCTTGAACTTCAATCGAGATGGTGTTGTTGATTTCGTAAGGTAGCGCAGCTTGATTGAAGACAATCAGATTGACCGAGCAATAGCCGGCTTGGGCTTGCTCGTAGATATTTGTGCGCCCTGACGTGATTGTCAGATTAGCCAAGACTGAATCGGTGACATCAGTGCCATCAATTTTAACGCGCCAGACTGGAGCCCACTGAGTCATTAGATTGCCTGAAGTGCAGAGGCTCCGCCAGTGCCACGATAGAAGGAGTCATTAAGAGTCTTGACGATTGTGCGTGCCGTACCTTCGGCATCAATAGCTCCATTGACTGTGAGATTGATTCGAGCAGCGTTCTGAGAATCTGTGAAGCCTCCGCCAGCTTGAGCAATTACACGAGCCGCACTCTGTGAATTGCTAATTGCGCTGCCTGCACTAGCTGCACTAGCGACCGCCGTTGCGATGCCTCCCGAAGATCTTGATCCTGATGATCCACCACCGCTAATAGCTCCTGGTGCACCACCGACTGCGAATTGTGTCTCGCCTGCACTCTTATTTGCCAGAGCATTCGCAGCAGATAGAACACCGGCTGCAATCGCAACCGCTCCCACACCGAGCAAAGGATTAAGAGCAAAGGCCGTGGCCACGCCCGTCACAATTGCAGTTGTTTTAAGCAAATTATAGGCAACAATCAAGCTCTTGATGAGAGCAATAGTTGCAATCACACCGGAGGCAATCTTGGAAACAACAAAGATTGTTCCAATGATTGCGGCGGTAGCAATTAATTCATCTTTGAGATCAATGACTGTGTCAATGACGTTTCTGACCTTTCTGCCCCAATCAACGGCTTTTTTCTGTGACTCTGTAAGACCTTCGGCAAGACTATCTTCACCAGTTAGTCCAGCGACAAATGATTCAATTGCTGGGACGACTGAGACAATTAAGAAGTCAGCCAATTCTTTGACGACTGGCAATAGAGCTGCGCCGATTGCTTCTTTGGATTCATCGACCGCGATACTGATTTGCTTAAACTTAAACGCAGCCGTTTCGGATTGATTTTCAATAAAGCCATCAAATGTCTTGTTGAGTAACTGTTGCGTTTCATCGAATGTCATTGTCTTGAGTGTTGCTGCATCGATGCCAATGCCTAACTTAACAAGTGCGGTGTTAGATCCTTCGAAGCTCTTTGAGACGGCGTTAGTCACCGCTTCCAATGGCTTGCCAGTTGCTACTGAGATTTCTTGGCTGAGTGTGAGCAATTCCTGCGACTTGGTCAAATCTCCAGTTGCGCGCAATAGGCGAGACAAGGCCGGACGAATGACATCATCGGTCGTCGCGGTTGCAATACTTTGAGCCGTGACATATTTATCAATGCCGGCAATCTGCTCCGTAGTTGCGTTTGTAGTGTTGCGGATAGTTTCCTGGAGTTTAGTTTGTGCAGTCTCATCTTCTGCTGCGGCTTTGACTGCGGCTAATGCGAACGCACCGATTGCAGCTCCGGCGATACCGAAAGCGACTGCGGCTTTCTTGCCAAAGTCTCCTACCTTGTCTGCAAAGGTTTCGACTTCTGCCTGTGAGCCTTTTATGCCTTTTTTGAGATCATCAAAGTCAGCATCGAAGGTTATCTTTACCTTTGGAATGCCTGCCATTATTTGAGCCCCAAATCGTTAATGATTCCCGTAACGATAGAAATATACTCCTGAGCAACGACTGGAGTGTAGAAGTCCACGCTTTTATTCAGCCAATATCCTTCGCGATTATATGGAACCTTGAATCGGTTTGTGTATTTGCGTTGAGCTCTATCAACGCCTGGACGCGATCCATATTCTGAGCCCCAAAGTAATGCGCCGGCTGGAGCTTGAGTGCGTCCAACCTTTGCGCCTTTGCCGCTCTTACTTGGTCGTCCACCATAGGCACGGCCCACTTTCTTTGGCCCACCAATATCAACGCGAATCAATCGATCGCGTGGAGTGACAATTGATTGCAAGACTAGCTTTGTCTGTGGAGTCGGTGATCCATGTCCGAACATCATAATCTGGCCAGCTAATCGCTTAGATAGCGGCTGAGCTGCATCACGGACTCGACCTTGCGTTTCTTTGTCTAAGAGATTGAGTGTTGAAATCAGATTCTTTAGCGCATAAGGCTCGACTTCAATGCGAAAGGTTCCTTGCCCTTTCGTCGCCTTAAACGCCATTCCGTTTCTCCAATATCTCAATCGCCGTCAAGATGTCGTCTGCCGAAGTCCATTCTCCCATCGGTATGCCTGTCGCAATAGCGACTTCAACCAATAATCGACTTACACTTCCGACTCTGTGACTTTTGGGTCGTTGTCTCCCACCTGCACATCTGCCACTGTTTCGCACCAGACTTCATAGCCTTTGACTGGCTTTCCACCAGCTTCACGTTTCATCGCATTCCACGCAAGGAAGAGAAGATCAGAGATTCCAATCTTCTCCTGCGCTTGCGAAATTGTGTTGCCCGTAAGTTTCTCCCAACGAGCCCATTCTGGCGGCTGCGCCGTATAGGTTGCAGATTCGCCGGACATGTATTCGATTGTGATTGGTAGTTTCATTATGTGCTCCCGTTTCTCTTTCGATTAGCTAATTGTTAAGACTGGTGTTGATGCGCAAAGCATCGCCCAAGAATCAGTTTGTGCATCTGGTGCTGCGCCGCCAGCAGTTGGAGCTACTGGGAATGCAGTGCCAGCGAATGATGCGCCGGTAGCTGAAACAAGTGTGAATGCAAGTGCAGTGTTAGGAGCAGAAGTGAACGCAGTCCACATTGCTTCAAAGAGTGATGAAGTTGCGCCCCAGTCTGCAAGAAGCTCGACATTGAGTGTCCATTGATCATCAATGTGCTTATAGGCTTTTCCATCAAGTGTCTGATATGTCGTGATGACTGGTGCATTGACTAGCGTGACCGCCGTTGTCTGTGCGTCATAATTGACAGTCGCAAGGGTGAAGGTTATGTCGCGACCGGTGACGATTGTTGTTGGCATTTCTTGTCTCCTTAGATAGTTTCTTGTGTGTAGTAAGTGCTGACCGCGAGATCCGCCACTAGTAGATTTGATGCTCCGACTGATTGAATTGTCGGTTGTTGAACGTCTCCGACAACGTATCCAGTTGGCATCGCTTGCATGATGCTTATGACTAATTGTTCAAGATTATCTAGTGCTCCGGCGTTGTTGTTATATGCAACGGCGGCACTGACGACCAGATTGACTTTCACGCGTACCGTACTTTTACCGATTGTCGTCGTTTCTAAATAAGGTGCGTCTGGAACAATAACGCAAGCTGGTGGAATGACGGCCTCTGGCACGGTCGAATATAC